TTTTGCTTAAAATCATTTTCGGAGTTCATACCAAATCCATAAACAAAGAGTTTTCACGACGTTCTAGTTCTTGGCCTAGTTCTCTACCTTTAAGTCCTAAATCTAACAAATCTTGTCCGCTGACAGAAAGATCATATTTTGTAAAAGCATTTACTAATTTCATATCAATATTTTTATTTTCTTTCCCAAATTCTAGAAGATCTGAGTTTGTAAGTCTTGTAGAAGAAAATAACTTTTTGAGCTGATACGCATTAGTGAACGATATTTCTTGAAACATAACTAAAAATACCACTTGTTTTGTTTCAATAACACTATATACTAGCTTATTTAAGCTATTACCTAAATTTTTAGGATTGTTTTCTCGTAACAATAAAGCTAAAAGCACAGGTATATTTTTTGTTTCTGGATAATCTTTATTTATTCTTAAATTAGGAAAAACCTGTGGCCATAAATCAAATGTATCATAAAGTTTCATCAAGGAAACAACCGATTTGGCACTTTTAATACTTTTCAAAAACTCATCTCTAATCCTCTCTGGAGAAACTCCAGATAAAGAGTTATCTTCAAGAATTGCATTTCTAGTATTTGTGTCTAACTCTGTTCCCATGCGAGCAGCAAAACGAAGGGCACGTAATATTCTCAGTCGGTCTTCCGCAAACCGTTCTTTTGGGTCTCCAACAGATTTAACAATTCCGTTTTTAAGATCTTCAATTCCACCAACAAAATCTACAATTTCTTGTTTCTGAATATCATAAAACAGTGCATTTATACTTAGGTCTCTGCGCTGTACATCATTTTCAATTGTCGTAAATTCAACGGCATCGGGGCGACGACCGGCACTTAAATCTCGTCTAAAAGTGGCAATTTCATATTCATTATTTTCTTTTGTATAAACATTAATAACTCCAAAAGCTTTTCCAACTTCTAATGTGCGGAAGCCAGGAGCCCCATTGAACATTTGTAAAATTTCATCTGGTTTTGCATTTGTAGCAAGGTCATAGTCTTTTGGTGCTTTTCCTATAAGAGCATCTCTAACAGCGCCACCAACAACAAACAGTTGGTATCCATGGCTTTTAAAAATGTCTGACACCCTTAGTAGATCGTCTGGCAAATCCAAATAAAATGATTTATGAACTGCACTCGATTCATTTAACTTTTTTTTATTATATGTAACTTGTTCCTTGGAAACCTTGATTGGTTTTTTTTCATATGTAGCTCTCAAAACAGCATCGAGTGCTGCCTGATACCAACGTTTTGTCTTACCTGCAAATTCTCCAGGATCTTTAATCTTTTGCTGTCTAACAAGATAATCTAAAACTAACTTTACCCCATGGGTATCAGCACTGTCTCTTGGATCTAACTTTTTATCCATTTTTAGGAATTTATTAAGTGAAATAATTTTATCTTTTGGAGAGTAGCCATTCTCAACAGCAGCAATTATGAATCTCGCTTGTGCCGCTAATAATTCAAAAAGAGCCGGGTCTTTCCTTTTAAGATAATATACGTATTCATATGATAATTTATCGATTTTTTTACGTTTAGATTTCTTCTTTACGAGTTTTTTCGCTAATAGGTCGTCAACGACTTCTTCTACTAAAATTTCGATTTTATTTTTTTCCATAAACATATATAAATAGTACCTCTAAAATCAAGTATATGAACAAATGGGTAGAAACCGCAAACGGTAAAAAAATTAAACTTATGAATAAAGGAAAAGTTATAGTAATAACTACAACAGATGTAGAAAATATTGTTCCTTTGTTTTGTCAGTGTTGTTTAAGACCAATGAAAACAATCGACGATAGTCTTGCATATCGCAAGAATAAAATATGTAATAAATGTGATGAAAGGTGGACCAATAAACCAAATATTGTTTGGCCTACAGGCCCAGATAAACTTTCCAAGGAATGGGAAGACTATATTAACACTCGAAATATCCTAGAAAAACCAATACTTGAACTCAAATAAATTATTTTTATATTTTGTTGCTAATTAGTAATAAGAAGGTACTATGGAAAAAGACTATAAAAAATTAATAAGACTATCACAGGTTTTAAACTCTACTTTTGGATCTGATGGTCCTGGTCACCAACACATCAACGGAATGAACGTAACACTTAAAGCTATTGACAGTGAACTAATAAAAGCTATGTGCATTATGACAGTTACCTATCGCTCAGATAAGATGAGGATGGAACTACAAAGAAAACACAGAGAAGAAGCACTAGCTATGATAAAAGGCGCACTAGAAAGAGCCGCTGAAGATTACAAGGCTCAATATGATGAAAAAATAAGTTTAGTCATGGACGACGACTCTTTTAGCGAGAGTACAGAAATAATTCATGTGTCACAATATTCTGCACTCACAAGAGGATTTTATCGTGTTACTGCATTAATCCAAGTAAAATAACTATCAATGGCTAGAATAAAGAAAACTAAAAGAAGTACAGCGCCTTCAAAAAAGATTCAACTCCAAGAAATTATGTCCTGTGGGTCGGATGCGAAATATTTTATAAACAACTATGTTCAAATTTCACATCCAATGAAAGGAATGGTGAAATTTGATACTTTCCCATTCCAGGATAATTGTCTTGATGTTTTTCAAGACAACCGATTTGTAATCGTAAATAAATCAAGACAGTTGGGACTTTCAACAATTTCCGCAGCATTTTGTCTTTGGATGGCTATTTTTCAAAAACAAAAAAATATTGGTGTAATTGCTACACAACTTAAAACCGCTCAGCTTTTTATTAGAAAAGTCAAAGACATGTTAGGAAGCTTGCCAAAGTGGATGATTATGCCAGAAATTGTTGGAGATTCTAAATCACATTTAGAATTTTCAAATGGTTCACGTATCGAAGCTAGTGCAACTTCTCAAAACGCATTTCGAGGTAGCGCATTATCTATGTTAATCGTAGATGAGGCCGCACACGTTGAAGGCATTGAAGAACTATGGTTGGCACTTTATCCAACCTTGTCCACAGGTGGTTCCGCTATACTAATTTCAACACCAGCTGGTGTTGGAAACTTTTTCCACAGGGTATGGAAAAAAGCAAAAGACGGAGAAAGTGATTTTGTACCGTTAGAATTAATGTGGACTGTCCATCCTGAAAGAGATCAGACTTGGTTTGAAGAACAAAAAAAGGCTATTGTCGAAGCAAAAGGCGAACGGGGCGTCGCAATGGAATTATTGTGCTCCTTTGCTTCTTCTGGAGATACCTTTCTACGTGCTGAGGTAATGGATAATATCTTTAAAAGAATCAAAAAGCCAATTGCTTTTTGGGGTCCCGAGTGGACTGTTAAAAAAGATATGTGGATTTGGGTACACCCAGTTTCTGAACATAAATATATAATTTCTGCTGATATTTCACGTGGCGACGCTGAGGACTTTTCCGCATTCCACGTTATTGATACCGACTCTGATGAAGTCGTTGCAGAATATAAAGGAAAAATCCCTCCAGACAAATTTGGAGAAATGCTAGCTGTAGTCGGTCTTAGATATAATGTAGCCATGATTTGCCCAGAAAGAAATTCCGTAGGATTACCAGCTTGCCTAAAATTAAAAGAAATGAATTACCCGAATTTATATTATCATAAAATGCATAAAAACGTATATATGGTATATTCCACCATGGAAATGAAAAATGAAATTCCTGGTTTTGAAACTACACAAAAAAGCAAAACTGAGATTCTGGCAAAATTAGAAGACGTATTGAGAAATAAAAGAATTGCAGTATATTCAGAACGTTTATATGCTGAATTACAAACTTATATCTGGAAAAAAAATAACAAATTATCTGCACAAAAAGGTTATAATGATGATCTTATTATGGCTTTAGCAATTGGTAACTCTTTGTTTGATGCTGGAGGAGCTGTGGTATACGACAGTGACGAGATTGCTAAGGCAATGCTTGCCGGAATGTCTGTATCTACTAAAATATTCAGTGCTACGGATAACCCACAGGGCGAACAAAATGCCGGGTCTCCAATTATGACGGATGGAAGCTTATCAGATTTCTTAGAAAAAAATAGGTCTATGGCAAGTCACGCAAATTCAGGAACACATGATTACAATTCCCCGTTTTGGTCTCAATTTTCTTGGATGTTCAAGAATTAACTGCATAATAACAATAACAAAGTTAAAGCAAAATTAATTTCAGTGTATTTTATATTAAAAATGTTGAATTTGTTTGGGAATTTTATTCAGTAAATTAAAAGTGATCTGGTTTCAGATATTTAGATATTCTCTGGGGTAGACATCTTTAAGTTTATATTTTAAACTCAAACTGTAGTAAAACAACATGTTACTACACAAATATATTAGTATTTAATATATGATTTACATTATATTCTAATGTGTTATTCTAATTAAGACACTTAAATTAACAATTAAGAAATATAGGTATTATATGACTATGAAAGTTACCGAGCATACAATTAAAACAGCGATTAAAAATCACCCTAATGATGTTAGGTATCCGTGTAGAGCAACACATGAGGTCATTGACGCTGGAAGAAAGTTAATTACGATCTTATCTCCTAGTGAAAGGAATGACATGCTTGAAGGAAAGCTAATCTTAAATGAAGAGGAAACTGTAGAATTATATGATGCGATTATGGTCAAGGATGTAATTGGGTTAGGAATATTTAGAGGAACCGATGGTCCTATTCCAGGATTTTCTTCGAATATGTATTTAGTAGAAAAAATTGTAAAAGACTCTGACTATATGGAATGTAAGAATTTCTATACCAAAGAAATAGAAGAGATTTCTTTTCAAGACATTTCTATTGGTCTTTCTCTAAATATGGCAGAAATTCTATATAGAGACGATAAGCCATTTGGAGCACCAACTGAGCAAGAGTGGACAATTAAAATTCACTCGGATGATGAGGAAGAAACGACAACAGCCGAAAAAATTGTTGCAAATCTACAAGCCCAAGATTCCGAAGAAGAATCTAATTCAGAAAAAGATATTGAAACTAATATTGAGAAAACAGTGGAATTTCCAGAGTGTTATCACTCTTTTGGTTATGTAAATGACACCTATTGTGTAATTTTAAATTCTAAAGAATATTGGGATGGCGATAAAAAGGAACTTGTAAGTGTTAAACATTTAGCAACTAAGTTGAATTTTATTCCAATAGAAGGCTATGAAAATACATTCGAGTATGATCACAAATACTCAACAACTCAACTAAAAGCACTATTCACATCATTTGCTTGTGAGGAAAATACAGAAATGAATTCTATACTAGAATAAGTTTCATAAATTATTATTTTCAAAGTAGAGGACTTGTTCCTCTATTTTTTTTTAAACACATAATCATAATATGCATAAAATTTCTTTATGTTTAACCAATTTCCTAATGTGTTTTATATTCCAAAAAACGTTGATTATATAATTGTTTCTGATTTATTCGCAGAAAATTATATTGGCGGCGCTGAACTTACTTTAGAAGCAATTCTTGAGGAATGCCCAGGAAAAATATTCAAGTTACATTCAAGCTCTGTCACTGAACAGTTAATAGAAAAAAATAAGGACAAATATTGGATATTGGGGAATTTTTCTAATATGTCACACGAAAGTTTAATCACTTTAGTGACTAATGAAGTGAAATTTTCTATTATTGAATGTGACTATAAATACTGTAAATTTCGTTCTAGCCATTTACATAAAATACAAGAAAAAATTGAATGCAACTGTCACACGCAAAAATATGGATTTTTTATTAGGAAAATTTTCCAAAAAGCGCAACATGTATTCTTTATGTCAAAAAATCAAATGGAAATTTATATTAACAAATTTCCACAATTTGAATGTTCAAATTTTTCTGTGCAATCTTCTACATTCAAAAATTCCACATTAGAAAAAATTAGAAATCTGCGATTGCAAAACAAAAACACTTCTTCTGACACTTGGGTAGTTCTTGCTGGTGGTTCATGGATTAAAGCCGAGGCGCAAACGATAAAATACTGTGAGGGCCATAAAATAAAATATGAACGTCTTGGTGGGCTTGAACATGAAAAGTTTTTAGAGAAGCTCTCAGAATATAAGGGAATAGTATTTTTACCAGCCGGATATGATACTGCACCAAGGTACGTAATAGAGTCCAAACTTTTAGGTCTAGAAAGTATACTAAACGAGAATGTACAAATGCGGGAGGAAGATTGGTTTACGGGTTCCATTGAAGACTGTGAAAACTATCTAAAAACTAGACCTAAATATTTTTGGGAAATAATTCTAAATGAAAAAGAAAAAAGAAATTGAAAATAGATTTGTTGATGTTTTTGACTCTGCACAGGAACTAGAGCTTCGAGATAGTCAGTCTTTAATAAAAGAAGCCAATTTTTCACTGGAAAAATCAGAATCTACAATTGAAAATATAAAATATTTGCCTGGTGATTATCAAATAGATGAAAAAACTCGTGGATCAAAAATTGATAAAAAATGTC